ACTCATGCTCGTAATGAGAAGGATCCATTTGAGACACACTACATGGAACCTCAATACGACAACAGAGATTTTGAAGGTCAAATGGTAGAAGTTCAAAAGAATGTAAAAAACTGGCCTTGGTCAGATCATTATGATGATAGAACTTATATAAATTCAGAAGGTGAAGAAGTTCGTGCCTATGAAGATGGTGCAGACATGTCTATCACTACCATGGAAATGATGGGTGATGGTGTGCCTGATAATCCTGGATCTAAACTATGGTATAAACCAATAAGAACTGGCGACACTAGAAACTATAGCACTAGTATTGGATTATCTGCAACACTTTCTTTTCCACTTGATGGTGGACTACAAGAACGTTGTAAGACAGCAGCAGATACTCAGATTGCTTTACAAGGTCAGATGCTTGCTAATAAAAGATTAGATTTTGAATTAGCTAGACTTAAGAATTGTGGTCAGTTAATGCAGGCAGGAATTTCTTTTCACCCACGCAGCCCTTATAGAAAAATATGTGCGGATGTCGTAGTTAACAATGTTAATAGTATTAAGCAACATCGTCACTCTATCCCTTCGGTTTCAGTGCCGAACGTAAGACCTTTATCGCCCGGTTCCGATCCTGTTGCTCTGCCCGTCTTTCCGCAGCAGACAGTACCGGGGGTTTCTTACCCCGTAAGGCAGCAATCTTCTTCACCACTTTCTTCGTCACAGGTTTCACCACTTTTAACAAAAGATCAGCAAGAGGTTTTGCAAGCAGTGCCGAGGTCGTCGCTACCACAGCAATTGAGGCGGTAACAGTTATCATACCTGCTGATGGTATGTTCTGGACAATCTGATCAGGTATATTTAAATTCTCAAATACAGGGAGACATTCTTTTCCTACTGTCTCATACCTAGTAATCTTTTTATTACCCTCTACGATTTTTCCAACAGGGTTTTTTAATTCTTGTGCTCTACTTGGACACTCTGCTTTTGCAGGTGGGGGTGGTGTATTTGTCTTTGTTTCTGGTGTCTCTGGTGCTTCTGGAGTATTTGGGACGACTGGTGGGGGTGTAGATGTTGTTGTTATCTCCAATCTACGTGGATCATAATCTATTGGATTGAAACTAGGTGTTCCTGCATCACAGAATATTTGGACGCCATCTCTATCTTCATCTTTTAGAGTTTGGTTCTCACTACTATCTCTATGTGATTCAACACATCCAGGTATATTAACAATAGGAACACCCACCTGTGTAGACACGGGTGGGTAAATTGGTAATGCCTGTGGAGGATTAGTTACCCAATCAGGCATCATGTTTATATTCACATCACGAATATCACCAATACGAATATTGTTATTCGGAATATTAATATTAGGTATGTCCATATCAGAATGGAAGTGCGCCACCAGTAGCAGAAGGCATAGCAGGAATAGCACCACCAGTAGCACTAGGAAGTTCTGGCATTGCTGCATCCAGCATTCCAGGAAGTGCTCCAGAGATTGCTTCTGCTGCTGCACCAGCAACTTGGGATTTGATATTCTCAACAATAGAATCCTTATTGAGATATATCGCAGCACCACCTCCAACTATACCAGCAGTTCCTACAAATGACACTACTGCTAAAACATTAATTACTTTTTGCATTTAAATTTTCCTCAATCTATAAAAAAATCATCAGCGAAAGATTTCTTACTATTTACACTAGGAACAAGTTGATACGCCATCTTATCTCTCAGCATATTAATACGCTTATCATCATACTGTCGGAAGTTATCTCTTTTCTCTACCTTCTTATAATAATGTAGAGCATTAAGGATGATTGTATAATCTTCCATAGTCAGTTCAAATTTCATGGTTTATATCGCATGTTAGTTCGCAGTTGTCACCTTCAAACTCAGAGTTTGGGATGAAGGGTGTAGATCCACAGACAGCACTTCTATACCATCGTGCCTTTCTGCCTTCTGATTTCTCTGAGTGCTTCAAGGTCCATGTTTTTAGTTCCTCCGTCATAAGCATGAGCATAACCCTCCTCGATCATTTGCTCGTTAAGCGACACGTTTCCGTCCCCAATGTAAAGCCAACCCAAAAGACGCCCGTATTTGCCAGTCCCACCAACAAGTTCAGTCCTAACAGACAACTCATCATCACCAGCCAGCGTACCTTCCAGTTTTTCTTTGAGCCAGTTGGTTGCTTCGATTCCAAGTGCCTTCTCCTCTAAATTTCTGGTTCTTTTTTCTGGCGTATCAACTCCTGCAACTCTAACTCTTTCTTTCTTGTATAAATCAAACCCGAGGTCAATAGTGACATCAATAGTATCGCCATCAAGTACACGATTGATCTCCGTCACTCGGAAGTTGTAGCAGCTCTTTCTGCTTGGTGGTATCATTTTTCCCATCTTTTAATTCCTCAAATGCTTCTTTTAATATGTATACAATATATGCTAATGCTAATGCTGCAGCAAGGAACGTTAGAATAATTACTGACCATACAGGATCACTTGGGTAATCGAGAGGACGTAATAATAAATTCATAGATATCCTCCCCAGGTTTTCCAGAAGTCTAAAAAGTAAAAGTCAATATCTGTCAGAGTTCCAGAGGGAGAAACTGTATCTTTATCATATGCCCATTTAATACAAAATCTAGTAATTTCTTCTGACCCTTTTACATGATTCACACCATACATTCTAGAGAATGAACTCATAGCAAAGTTGTAACGTTCTTTAGTGTGCTGTCCCATTTCCGTCATAGTTATCGCTCTCATAGTAGATATTTTCTCCCTTGTAAATCGCAAAAAATATAGTGGTCAATACAAAAGGTATTGAAATCCATAATAGTACATTTCCAAACATACTTTATCTTCCTTTATATTTTAGAGGCCATGTGAAGTGTAATGTGTAACATAATAAGGATATGAATCCAAATACAAATAGTCCGCTCATCATAGTTTTATATTCAACCAAGGTAACAGTGGAGGTATTACTCCTATGAGCCTGAGGAGACCCTCAGCAAATAAAGCGAGAACAACCCAACCCACACACATAGAAATAATTCCAGCATTGCGGTTGTGTTTACGAATTGCATCATCGATCATCTCCTGACATTCTTCTTTGGTCACATAATGTTTTTTCATACAAACTATCTATGATATCTCTGCGTCATTATACTTATATTTTATCTTGACTTCGTGACTAAGTTTTGATTAGCAATCATTAAATACAGAACCAACAGTAGACCCAACAGTAGAACCCACTTTACCACCTAAAAGGGATATCCAACCAGCAGCCAACCATCCAACATATGGAATACCAATCACAGCAGGAACACCAATACCAGCAGCAATACTAGTTCCTGCCATCGCACCTTGTGACCGTGCTCCAGCGTCCGCCACGATACACTCTATGTCTTTTGCAGACTTTCCCTCGCCGTCTACAGCACCTCCTAGATTTCTAGTGCCGTCCATTGTATATTCATCACGTCTATATTCAGTTCTCTTCTCACTACTATTACCACCAAAGAAACCTCTCTTACTTTTATCTAAGTCAAGTGATCTCTCAGAATTAAGAACAGCAGGATCGTTTGCTCTGTATTCTATACTATAACCTTCTTTACCTGCTTCAATTTTATAAGAGGAATAATCACCCCTAGGCAAATTAATAATTGGAACTTCTGGTGTTTTTGTTGCTTGGATGATGTGTCCTAGAACACCAATGTGTGCTACGGCAACAACACCACCGACTCCCAATGCAGTCCATTTAAAGAAGTTCATAAGATTACATCTGGTAAGGTTTATCTGTTGAAGCAAATCCAATTTGGATTGGTGCTTGTTCGATACGAATAGTTTGAGCAGGTGCAGTTTGTGCTGCAGCAGCAATCAATCTTTCCATATCTGCTTTACTAATGCCGCCACCACCGCTGCTAGATTCTCCTGCTTTCTTTGCTGCCTGGACACCAAAAGTAGCTAAAACTCCGGTGAAGACACTGGCGATGAAAGTTGGATCCAGCTTTTGTTCTGGTATACCAAGTGCTGGTGGAAGTTTGATGTACGCCAGCGTGAGTATTCCGCCGCTCCAAACAAGGATACCAAGCCTAACAAAAGTAGAAAGGATAGCAAGCTGTTCTTCTTTGTCACTTGCTGCCTCCTTCATTTTTCCAAGAATACCTTTCTTCTTGGGTTCTTCTTTTTTGACTTCTTCTGGCATTGAAAGGAAGCATAGTTCTTCTATTTAGAAAAAAAGAGGGTCATTAGA